GGCCCATTCCTTTTCTTGCCTGGTAGGATAGAACTTAGGATTAAATATATGTGGAACATCTGCTAAGTCATGGGTTCTTTCCATATAATTAACATTACATTCTTCATGTAACTTATCCTTATCCCAGAAAAATCTCTCATCCCCTTTTACTAAGACAGTCTCTCCACTCCTAAGAACAGAAGGTCTATCAGGGACAACCAATAAAGAAGCTTCTATGGATTCAGAAAGCTGTATTACCTTATCAAATAATGGAGGAAGGTTTTCCCAATACTCGTTGAGTTCACCCTCTGGTATCATGCCGGTTCTTTGAACTAAAAGCTCATCTACATAAGGATTACTCTTTAATATATCCTCCCCAACGGGGGAAACATTAACACAAACCCTGTAACCCTGATCCTTTAACAACGGTAGTATAGAACTAACTTGCAACATATCTCCAAAAGCGCCATACCTAATAATACATACGGTCTTTTCTTCTCGAACACCCCCAAAATCCTCTGGGGTATATTCGCTCAACTCCCTTTCGGGAATATTTATTCTTATCACTGTTTCTTTAAAACGCCCATCCTGCTATGACGCCCGTTCCTCTCACCATTTCACCGTTAACACGACCTTCATTGTTTGTTCGTCTCTGATCATACCTATAATCCATAGCTCTCTCATCGAATAATTGAGAACCGCTGGTATAACCTTTTAGAACAGGATCTGTATGACCATACCCCATTTCTGGAGTCTCAACAGCGCCGCCAATAAAGGCATCAATCATATTTAATTTACCTGCCATTTTAGTATCCTCATATGGATTAGGGGCGGTTTCCCGCCCCGTCACCAATTAATTTAACGCCACTCGAATTTACCACGATCAGTATTGACCGTTGATTTCGCGATTCCCTGCGGCATCTGAGCCTTACCAATACTGTCCATACCTAGAGATTTTAAAGATTCCCCAGATATGTCCTTCTTTTCGATAAGACCATTCTGATTAACCGTAGGAGCGCTTCCTGCTGTATCTTTAGCCATAATTGACCTCCTTAGTACCATTCAACAACAACATACGGATAACCCATCCCAGCTTCAGTACCGGCATCTACCCCAACAACTGGAGTACATTCGATCTGAGTATCAGCGGGAATAGCCTCTGCTATGATGGCATCCGTATCATCTTGGATATTGAATGTATCTGTCAATGTAGTACCGTCTGTAATGTTAAGCTTGCAATAAGCATCTGCATCTCCAGTCGTCCCGACCTGAAATGACGCCTCTGTACTATCACACGCGAAAGTCTCTGTAACCTCAATACCAACATCAATAATGGTTCCTTTCTTACCCGTTGGCCCCTTAAAAGAGAAAACGGTAGGTGTACCATTACCTAAGTCTTGGCTAGCACCAGATTGGATTCGCGTAGTTATGGGATTTGAATAACTCATAATATATCTCCTTTAAGCTGCGCTGTCCCACATCACGATGCGTGACTGAGCCTGCTGTGTGTGAGTAATGCCAAATCCGCCAAGGTAGTACCATGCGACGCCACGATCCCTTCCGTAATCCCCAGGAATTTTCCCACGAATTTCTTCAGGAACTGCAATAGCTTCAGCAACAGTATCCTCACCAAAGAACAAAGCCCAATTTGATTTTGAATTAGTCCAAGCTGCAGCAGCAGTGGACATACCAGCCTTCGCAATATTAGTTTGTTCTACGAATCTAACGCCTTCGTAACGACCAATTTCGCCATTCATAATCATCTGAAAGCCAGGATCAACATACTGCTTGATTGATTCTAGATCATCTTTCAGAGTACGCCACGTTGTCGGCCATGCAAGAGCGTAATAATCATCGTCAGCATAAGCTGGGATATTACGTTCTTTCATGACATCAACGATTAACTTAACATGTTCTTTCTGAAAAGCAACATCGTTAGTTATCGTACATGCCGTGTTAGTCGTCAACGTGATAGCTGACGTGCTAGACCCACCAGTGGGAACTACACGTAAAGCACACGCATTAAACTGAGCAGCGGCAAGAGTATCGAATGCCTTCTTGGCATCGTTCTTCAACACTTTCCTTACTACCTCAGACACTGGCTGCTCAGAGAGATCGTCTAACTTGCCCGTCCACGGTACAGAGTTACCTGCTTCCGTGATCGTCATTGTTCCCTGAGAGATAGTGAACGAGGTTTCTGGGACGGTATTGGTTTCAACTAGTGTCGAGCCTTGAGTGGCTACGTCACTAAACACGTTCCAATGGAATGTATCTCCACGATGGAGTCCCTGGTGTGCTGCGTCTTTAACGTCGCAGAACTGGCGGAACTTCACCATTGGCTGAACTGCCATCCTAAGAAGGCGGCTCAGATTTAGAGCATACATATAACCACCGGAGGTGCTAACTGACCATACTTGTCCAGCCATAATTACCTCCTATAGAAGTTATAAAAGTTGACCCCTAGCCTTTTTCATCTCCTGAACTATTTCAGAAGGTGTCATTGGAGCTTCATCAGAACCAATGTTTGCAGAAGCCAACGCGGATCTAGGTTGGCGCACAATCTTCTTTTTGCGCTCAAACCTACCATTTGATTTAGGCATTGTACCTGCCCAATCACGAGTATATTCAGCAGCTGCTTTTATAATTTCAGCCGGTGTCCAATCAGGATTCTCCTGAGTTAGGGTAACCGTTTTATTATCAGCAACAGTTCTAAGTTCCGGAGACTCTGCTATATCTGGAAAATCTTCCTCAAAAGACCTAACAGCCTCTTCTAAAGATCTTTGATATTGAAGTCTATGGACCTTTTCAACCTCTGCTTTTTTACTCTGATCATAGGACGTAATAGCCCTACGTACAACCTCTTCTACATTTTGGGTAGCGTTGCCGCGCCCACTATTCGACAAGGTTTTTAATAGACGAGCGGCCTCTTGGGCATCGTCTTCAAACAAAGCACTATGATATTTTTCAACTATGTCGTCAACATCACTAACTTCGCCTTCTTCAGCGGCGTCCTGTTGGGGTGGCCTGCTGTTTAAATTTGCTACATATTGGTTTATCTGTTGCTCACGCGCAATAAGTTGCCTTTCTTTTGCAGCAGCAACTTCAAACCTTTTTTGTGAAGCCTGATCTTTTTGATGAGATCCTTTTAAAGAGTCAAAAGGAACTTCAAGTTCCTGTCCGTCTACTTTAATACGAGTTTTCCATTCCTCTCCATCATGCCATATTGGAGATTCTACTTCTTCATCAAACCCACCTTCTTCATCTATTTCCTTACTNCTTCTTTCGTAAATATCTTCTAAAGCTTTTTGCCTATCAGAAGTGAATTGATTCTCTTCTTTAGGAGCGTCTTCAGAAGTTTCTTCAACCTCTTCTAACGCATCCTTCGGGGTAGCGTTATCCATTTTGTATTTCCTTACGGTTCAAGTTCACCGGAGTTTTTATATCTAGAAATAGCTTCTGCATTTTCTCCGGTAGTAATTACAGAAGCCAACCATTTTAAAATATTTATAGGAGAAACTAATTTATCACTAATCTCCCTATATCTATTTAGCTCTTGTTCTGGAGAATAACTCCATCTAGAACTGGTCATCTCTTGTAAGAGTCTGATGCCATCCTTATATTCATTGGTGGCTTTCCCTATGATAGCTTGACCAATGGATGTATTTAAGAACTCCCTAGCATTCTTTCCGACTCTTATTCTTTTAACTAAATCTTCTATCCCTACTTCAAAGGGATCATAATAATCCATATTACCCTACTGCGTAGGGTACTTTATTATAGTCATTCCTAGCCATAATTCCTACGGGTCCCTCGTCTAACATTTCTTCCTGCCTATCAATCTCATCTTGAGCTATCTGATTAATAAGCGCCTCTCTCTGCAGCATAAGTTCTGCCCTCCTTGTAGCCACGTCCTCCTGCTTAAGTTGTAAATCTATATATTGCAACTGAGCATCTATCTCCTTCTTTCTAATCTCAGCGCCAGTCTTCATGTTCATAGCTTCGAGATTTCCCTGTTGTTTCATCTGCTCTACCTCTAAACGATTCTGGAGCTTGAGCTGTTCGGCTTCAATAAGAGATTGCATCTCNTCAAGTTGAGCCTGCATCTCAGCCATTCTTGGGTCACCCTCAAAGTTNATAAACCTATCNCCATCCTTATANCCAAGCTGGCCAAAAACTTCTTTGGTTACTTCCTGTATATTTATTCTATCTGCTATACCCGGAAATGAAGCCAATGTCTGCAGGCCTAGCATAAGATTCTGCACTTTCTTTAATGGATCAGTAGCATTAATACCGACATTAACCTTTAGAAGAACCTCGTACTTAAGTAGATCATCTACAGATACATCCTTCATTGCTTGGTTAATACCCACCGCGGCTTCACCAGCTAAAGCTAAAATAACTTCATCTGTCTCGTAATACTGTTCTAGTCTAAGAAGTTGTTTAAGAACCTTCTCTACCCAAGTTTCAGAAAAAGTCCTCAGAACATATTCAATAATACTTCCAGTGCTGTTAGCTAACAGAGACATACCGCCAACAGTTTCATTTAAAGATCTAGAAGCCTGAATAGTTGAAGTTGAAAAGTTCCCCTGAAGCTCATCAAAATCCATATTAATACGATCTTGCTCAGCATAAGCTGAACCAGTAACGTCCCTGGTTTCTATAATCCTAACATCTTGATCGGGATCATCCATCTCAACAGCGCCACCAGGAACAGACCTAAACAAAGCATCTAAGTCTATATTCCTATCTCTTCTTATATGGTATCTTTTATTAAGCGCTAACTTAACATTGTCAAACCTTTGATTCCATATATCATTGGCGGCTGCTTGTAATTCTTGCGTTAACTCGACAGTACCGGCTGGGTATAATTTATGTGACTCTACATTAACACACCCCATAACATATGGCCTTTCGCCGCTCCTTAACCAAGGATACATTTCTTGTAATGGAACTGGATCGGTTAACATATAGTCAACACCAGCTGTAAAGTAACACCAATCCTCACCGTCTCGCTTTATTATATTCTTATGAACCCAGATTATTTTATAATCTTCTACCTCTCCATAACCAGCATCATTATCGAGAGGGTCTTCTCTCGGTTCATCTCTAATTAATCTAGTGGTATTATCATCTTCATCATTAGAAGTGCTTAACAGTTCCCCCACGCTCAACTCGTTCCACTCACCACTTTCCATTTTTATTAAAACATCTTGCAAATACATAGGCACTAAATGTATAATATATGGAGTGCTTTCTAATGGGTCAGACCAATCAGAAGCTGGGTCAATCCTCAAGTTTTCTGGAGATATCACCTCTATTACAGGCTTATCTCTAATAGACGTAACTTGACTTCTTACTTTTTCGTTACCATCATAGTCAACTACAGGTTTATTATTCCTGTCAACCTCTACATAATCCTCATCTCTTTCTTCGTAATCCCAATACTGATGGCTTACGCATACGCCCTGAACAGCTGCGTCTTGTAACGCGGCGGACATAGTCTGAAACCAAGGGATTGTATTAGTTAGCCTATACTGTATAACAGACTGTGAAACCACTGATGCAGCCGCTTGATTAGGATCATTAGGGTTTCTTGGTTTTATACTAACCACATCCTCGTTTGTAAAGAATGCAACATTCATTGCAGACTGTAAATTTCTTACCGCTGTTCTAGTCTTTGGCCTAAAGAATCTAGATCTTTTATCATATGCATTGGTGTTGTATTTAGATCCCGGCGGATGATTACTATTAAACAATGATAAACTTTTATCCCACTGCCCTCTTAGGTTTGCATCAACCCACTCAGATGAATCATCATAAGCTTGCCGCGCAAGCCTAAGCCATGAATCCTCTCTAAGAGAATCTTCGTTATCTACGTTTAAAACTTCTGCCCCTTCTGTTGGCGGCTGTGGGTTAATCAAACTCATGCAGCATAATCTCCGTCAAGTTTTCCCTTCACATCCATATCTAAATCATTATATAAAGTATTATTAAATTTTCCCCTCTGCTGCCTAAACCTCTCTAATATCTCTCCTCCAGCCATCACTACTATTTTATAATCATTATCTATCTTGTCTGCATGAATGACGAAACCCCAATTACCAGACAATCTTAATGACTTTACAGTAACAACACCATCCATTACATTCACCGCCCAAAACCAACCAGGGTATTTTTTTTCTAAAGTTTCTGCAACATTCTTTGCTAATACATGATCATTAATAGAAAATATGTTAGCTTTTTCTATGTCCACTCTTCTTTCTCCCTTTATAAAAAACTCTATTTCCATTATCAAAAGTATAAGTTACAACAGGGCGTGTCCTTATTGATGGGTCAGCCTTTTCAACTAGTTGAACCCAGCTATATTCTGTATCTTTCTTTTTCATGATATAAGAATGCTCGCAATATATTTGGGATTACTTACAAAGGGCCACTCCGGCTCAGACGTACTCATCACTAATTCCCCATTGACTATTTCA